GTGGTATGATAGACGTAGACGTTGATGGTATGTTGGAGAGGAAGTATACGTTTGACACCGATGACGCTATAGCTGCTAATGGTCAGACGTTTACACGTAGTAGGCAAGGTCACTTCCCTAACATTGTTCAGAAGTTTTTTGATGACCGGCAGCGATACAAAAAACTGATGCTTGAGGCTAAGCAGGACTATGAGGTGACTAAGGATCCTAACACAAAGAAACTCATAGCAAAGTACAATAACTTTCAGATGGCACGTAAGATTCAACTCAACTCACTTTACGGTGCGATGGCTAACGAATACTTCAGATACTATGATGACCGTATAGCAGAAGGAATCACACTAACCGGGCAATTTATCATACGGGAGACGGCTTCGGCACTTAATGAGTTTTTGAACGAGACTTTGAAAACAACTGATGAGGTGTACAGTTTCTATACGGATACTGACTCCTGTTATATTACATTAAAAGGTCTGGTTGACAAGTTTTACTCGGATAAACCAAAAGACAAACTCATTGACATTTTAGATAAAGTAGGTTCGGGTGCTATTGAACCGTGTATTGCAATGGCAATGAGAGAACTTGCAGAATACACAAATGCCTTTGAGGAAAAGATATTCTTTAAACGTGAGGCAATTGCCGATAACTGTTTGTGGGTAGCAAAGAAACGCTATGCTATGAATGTGTTAGATAATGAGGGTGTGAGATATACAACACCTGACTTGAAGGTGATGGGACTTGAAATTGTTAGATCCTCAACTCCTGCACCTGTACGTGACAGCCTACGTGAGGCTGTTCGTATTTGTCTGACACAGGATGAAAAGTCATTGCACGATTATGTGGAAAAAACTAAAAAGGACTTTTTAGCAATGACTCCTGAGGAAATAGCATTTCCACGTGGGTGTAACAATATGTCAAAATATAGAGATGTTGGTAATATCTACTCAAAAGGATGTCCTATTCATGTTCGAGGTGGTTTGTTGTATAACCACTATCTGAAAGAATTTAATATAAGTGAGAAATACGAGAAGATACAAGAGGGTGATAAAATTAAGTTTATCTTCTTAAAAGAACCCAATACTATACGGGAAAATATATTAGGTTTCAATTCAAAAATTCCTAAAGAGTTTGGTATACATAGTTACATAGATTATGAGATGATGTTTCAAAAGGCTTTTTTGGAACCATTGGATACAATTGTAAAAACTCTCGGTTGGCACACTGAGAAACAGTCTACACTTGAGGATTTATTTGTATGAAGATGTTAATTGTGGGATATGGTTTTGTAGGAACAGCCACAGAGTATTTGTTTAAAAAAACAAAAGCTGAAATACATATCCATGACACTGTGAAAGGTGGCACAGAATTCTGTGACGAGGATATGTTTGATTATATTTTCTTATGTGTTCCTACACCTACAGGAGAAGATGGTAAACTTGATATTTCCATTTTAACAGATGCCTATGAGCAATGGAAATGGCGAGGACAAATTGTTATTCGTAGCACTATTGGTCCCGATCAAGTAGATTCATTTCCTAATGCTATTATGATGCCTGAGTTCCTAAGAGAGAAACATTGGAAAGAAGATGTAGACGATCCTTTGTTGCCTATAATTGTCAGTGATTATGAGACAGTAAAGTCGTTTGAAGATTTGTTTCCTAGAAAGAGAGTATGTTATTTGAGACCAAAAGAATCAATGATGTATAAGTTAGCTAGGAACAGTGTCCTTGCCATGAGGGTTTCAATGTCTAATCATTTGAAAGATATTTGTTTGGAACATGGCGTGGATTGGAATAGTATTGCTTATATGTTTGAGAGTGAAGGTGCTATAGGATACAGTCATTGGAAAGTCCCAGGCCCTGATGGCGCTCCTGGATTTGGGGGTAAATGTTTGCCTAAGGACTTGACACACATGGCATCGTTGTGTTATACTAAAGATAATATTATGACAACAGCTTTATTAGATAATTTGGTGCGGAGGGTAAAATGGGGTATAGACGAGCAATCGTACTAGGCAACGGTGAAAGTCGCCACGGCATAGATATTCCAGATGATTGTGATGTTTGGGGTTGTAATTATGTCTATAAAGAAAAGATAAATTTAGACTTTTTAGTAGCAACAGATGTTCACACTCAACATAATATATACTGTAGCAAGCATCCCGTAGAAAACACTTGTTACTTTCTTGGATGGGATGTATTAGGTTCTGATGATATTACACCCGGTATAGTCGCTTCTACGGGTGCAATCTCACATGAGAATGAATATACTGATTATGGTGTAGTCGTTGGTGGAGACAGCATCAATCTGTATTTCACATATCTACAAAAAGATGATAAGGTTGTTCCCGTAAAAGAATCCGAACTACCAATGGAGTTTTCGTCAGGAAGTTTGGCTATGTATTTAGCAGGCAAGTCAGGTGAATATAATGAAATAATTTTAGCTGGTTTTGGTGATGGTAAACACATTTATGAAGAAAATAATGTGCCTAATAAAGAAGTGTGGAAAAAAGAAAGAGAATATATTATTCGCTATTTTAGCGATATAAAGTGGAGATTTATATGAGTTTAATTGATAAACTAAAAAAGAACAGCACTATCAAAGATACATCTGTTCTAACCAATTCAAAGTTTTTCGGAATGAAAGACTTGATTCAAACCTCAGTACCTGCATTGAACGTAGCACTGAGTGGCCGCCTTGACGGTGGACTAACACCTGGACTAACAGTATTCGCAGGCCCGTCAAAGCATTTCAAAACAGCATTTTCATTGTTGTTAGCAAAAGCCTATTTGGACAAGTATGATGATGCTGTCATCCTGTTCTATGATTCAGAGTTTGGTACTCCTCAATCTTACTTTGACACTTTTGACATTGACAAAGACAGAGTTGTTCATACTCCTATCACAGACGTAGAACAGTTGAAGCATGATTCAATGTCACAGCTAAACAGCATTGAACGTGGTGACCATATTATGATTATCATTGATTCAGTTGGTAACTTGGCGTCTAAGAAAGAGGTTGATGATGCACTTGATGGTAAGTCAGTTGCAGATATGTCTCGTGCTAAACAGTTGAAGTCATTGTTTCGTATGGTTACTCCTCATTTGACATTGAAAGACATTCCAATGGTTGCAGTGAATCACACGTACAAAGAAATTGGAATGTTCCCTAAAGATATTCTTTCAGGCGGTACGGGTATTTACTACTCAGCAGATAACATCTATATCATTGGTCGTCAGCAGGACAAACAAGGTACTGAACTGATGGGTTATAACTTTATTATCAATGTTGAGAAGTCTCGCTTTGTACGTGAGAAGTCTAAGATTCCTGTTGAGGTTTCGTTTGAAGGTGGTATTAGCAAGTGGTCAGGTCTCCTTGACATGGCACAAGCATCAGGTCATGTAGTCAAACCGAGCAATGGTTGGTATTCAAAAGTAGATGTATCTACAGGTGAAGTAGAAGATAAGAAGTATCGTATTAAGGATACTTATACTAAAGAGTTTTGGTTACCTATTTTAAAAGACGAAACTTTCTTGGCATGGATTAACAAACGATACGCTATTTCAAGCGTTGACGGGATAATGCGTGATGAAGTTACTGAACAAGATATTGAAGAAGCCTATGGGCAAGTCGAAGAAGCCTGAAGGTGAATGTGACCGCTGCCAAATAACTATTTGGAGTGGGGATAAAGCAATATGTTTCCATGGGGATAATGGAGAATTGTTCCTGTGCGAAGCCTGTATTGAAAAAGTATATGGTGAACATTCTAAGGAATGGTTTGAATGAGATATGATATTGAAGAATTAGTAAATTTGATTTGCCAATGGCATCGAGATAGAAACTTAATCGACGGTGCTAATGACAAGGATCAGGTATGTAAACTAATCCAGGAAGTTGGAGAACTTTCGGATAATGTTTGTAAAGGAAAAGATGTTAGTGACGATATTGGTGATTGTATTGTTGTACTAATCAATATTGCTGAAAGAAATGGATTACGTCTAGACGAATGTATTGCAAAGGCCTATGCCGACATCAAAGATCGTAAAGGTAAAATGATAGATGGCATCTTTGTGAAGGAAGAAGACCTTCAATAGGAGAACAAATGATCGTTCTTATTTGTGGATTACCTGGTTCGGGTAAAACTTGGTTAGCTGAAAGACTATGCCACGAACAACCTGACTTCGTGCATCTCAATGCAGACTTTATACGTGAAGCAGTAGATGATTGGGAATTTGACATAGATGCAAGGTTCCGTCAAGCAATGCGTATGCGGGGACTTGCTTATTGTGAAGCGGTATTTGGACGTATTGCAATAGCAGACTTTGTTTGTCCTCTACCTGAGACTCGAAAAGTATTTAATTCTGACTATACAATATTCCTTGACACTTTGGACATAAGTCGTTATAATGATACTAATAGAATGTTTGTAAAACCTGAAAATGCAGACTATACTATTAAAGAACAATTACGTGAAGAATCAGTTGAATTGATTCGTAAAAGGATTCTAAATGCAAGAAAGACTGGACAACATAATTATAGGAAACCTACTTTCTGATGATGAATATTTCAGAAAGGCTATTCCTTTTCTAAAAACGGAATACTTTACAGGTGAGAGTAAAACTCTCCTTCGTAAAATTCAGGACTATGCTGACAAGTACAACAAGGCTCCTACAAAACAAGCACTAGCTATTTCTATTGAAGAAGATAGGACTATCAGTGAAGGCGAACTGCCTGCGTTGAGTGAATGGTTACAGGGCGCTGATGTAGAAGCGGTTGATAAAGAATGGTTACTGGATCAGACTGAAAAGTATTGTAAGGATAAAGCAATCTACAATGCTATCATGGACAGTATTCAGGTCATTGACGGCAAGGACAAAGACAGAGGTCCTGATGCTTTACCTGATATGTTGTCAAAGGCCTTGCAGGTTGGCTTTGATAACAACGTAGGACATGACTATATTGAAAACGCAGACAAACGATATGAATTCTATCATAGATTAGAAGAAAAGATGCCGTTTGATCTTGCAATGTTTAATGACATTACAGAAGGCGGTTTAGCAAACAAAACACTGAACGTAGCACTTGCAGGTACAGGTGTAGGTAAGTCATTATTCATGTGTCATATGGCAGCAAACTGTATTTCACAAGGCAAGAGTGTTTTGTATGTGACACTTGAGATGTCAGAGGAAAGGATTGCAGAACGTATTGACGCAAATCTAATGAACTTGCCTATAGGACAGTTGAAAGAATTGTCTAAACAAATGTTTGAAGATAGGATACAAAAGATAAATGAAAAAATACAAGGCAGGCTTATCGTCAAAGAATACCCGACAGCCTCAGCACACGCAGGACACTTCAAAGCGCTCCTCAACGAACTCAAACTTAAAAGAAACTTTATACCTGATATTATTTTTATTGACTACCTTAACATATGTAGTAGTAGTAGGTTCCGTGCTGGTTCGTCAGCAAACTCCTATACAATCATTAAGTCCATTGCAGAAGAGCTCCGAGGATTAGCAGTTGAACATGATGTCCCTATAGTTACAGCAACACAGACTACAAGGAGTGGTTACAACAGCAGTGATGTTGAATTGACTGATACCTCAGAATCATTTGGCCTTCCCGCTACAGCAGACTTGATGTTTGCTCTTATAAGTACAGAGGAGTTAGAGAAACTTGGGCAGATCATGGTCAAACAATTGAAGAACAGATACTCGGACCCTACACGCAACAAGCGTTTTATGATAGGTGTAGATAGACCGAGAATGAAATTGTTTGATGTAGAAGGTGATGCACAAGAAGGACTACAAGATACGGGTAATGATGTTCCTGTTTTTGATAATACAAAAGCAGGTGGTAATTATGAGGGATTTAAATTTTGATAAACGAAAAGACATATAAGTTTCAAAGAATAGATAGATTGCATTTTCTTAGAGAGTGTCTAGGAAATGATGACGTTAGTAATTTAAAAATACTAGACTATGGGGGCAATCACGGAAATCTTTTAAGAGACGGTATCCAGGAAGGAGTTATTGATCCTAAAAATTATACTTGTGTCGATGTAGATTATCATGTGTTGGAAGAAGCTAGAGAAGAATTTCCTGAGGCTGAATGGATTTACTATAATAGGTTTAATCAGTGTTATAATCCTACAGGTGAGGAAAAGATCCCTCTTCCTTTTGAGGATAACACTTTTGATATAGCATATGTTTATAGCGTTCACACACATTGTTCTTATGAGGACTTTGTTTTTGATCTCAAAGAATTGAGGCGAGTAGCAAAAAAAGTATTTACCTCTTTTTGTGATCCAGAACTGCTTAGATTTGTTGCTATGAAAAGAAAGTTTGATTATGATGAAGTACATGAAGACTGGGAATGGAGTAACATAAAACAAGTATCTTCGTATAAGTATTATGTGGATGAAGACCTCACTACTACCAATCCAGAGGAAATTAAAAACAATTGTACACACCTTCTTACTCTTTACAATGTTGACTGGTTAAAAGAAAATCATCCTGAGATAACTAAAATTATTCCTACTATGGCTATGGTAAATGATATACACGGTGTTACTCAACCCTTTATAATTATAGATGGATAGAATATATCGTTCCTACATGGAACACATAGTCACGTGGCATTGTAACCTGAAATGTACAAACTGTAGCTCAGGGTCGCCTTTCCAGCCTCACCGTGATGATGACTTGTCGATATTTGTTCGAGATTTAAACCTATTAGGTAAATATGTCGATACCCCGTACATAAGATTAATAGGTGGGGAGCCTTTGATGCACCCACAAATATTACAATACCTTAGAGAAATACATAAGGCAGGGTACAAAGCAAATGTTTCTACTAACGGCATAATGATTCCTCAAATGCCAGATGAGTTTTTTGATCTGGTAGATAACTTATCTGTTTCCATATATTCAAACAATAATATAAACTATGCTAAAATCGTAGACTTCCTAGATAAAAAAAATATTAGATGGGAAAATGTTTGTGATGTAGACAACGTACATACATTTGAAGCAATGCAAAAGTTTAAGGATGATTATTCTTGGCATGAGACAGGAAGTTTTATTGTATTAGATCAATATGAGAAACATACTGACGAAAGTTGTCAGGAGATTTATGACCCTTGTCTGTTAAAGGATATGTGTCATTCTTTTATGAATGGTAAATATTACAAGTGTAATATATGTATTACCAAAGGCCCACAGTATGATAACATGGGCATACCTGTAGAATGGAATTTTGAAGAAGAAGACGGATACGATTTTACAGGCGACAACGAGGAAGAAATACTTGCTGGACTTAGAGATTTTGTATATGGTGAATCTCACAAACAACCTTTAAAGGCCTGTTATTATTGTAAAGGTTATAGTAGTTCTTATAATGAACCACACGGGCAGTTTACAAAAACCGAAATTAACGATATTATAAATAATAAGATACCCATAACAAATATAATATAGGGGATTCTGATGGCAGAAGAAAATAAACCATTACCAGCTGATTGGGATGGTGACGGACAAGTATCAGAAGAAGAAAAGAAGATGTATCTCGAATTCAAACGTAAGCGTTTAGAGGACGAGGATGCAATGCGAGACGCACAGCGCAATATGGCCTGGTTCGCACTTTACGGTATGTTACTATATCCGTTTGCGGTAGTCGGGTCTACATTCTTTGGCCTTGAGTCAGGAGCGTCGGTGTTAGGAGATATGGCTCCGACATATTTCGTGTCAGTTGCGGCAATTGTTGCTGCTTTCTATGGCAAATCCGCATTGGAGAAAAAGGACTAAATGAGCACATTCTTATTCGGCGATGATTGGAGAGTACATCTTGCGAGAGGTAAACTCCGCAATGCACTTCACATTCACAAGTTTGCCGCAAACAATGCTCCGGCAAATGGCGTAGAAGAAACTGTTTGGGACGGTTCTACTTTATATCCGTGGGCTACTACATGGGATCTCGGTGCCGCAAATGTACATCTCAAATCAGATGATGAAGATGATGCGGGCATTACAGTCTTTATTCAGGGTCTTGATGCAGACTTCAATGTGCAATCAGAGACAGTCACCCTTGACGCTACTGACCCAACAACAACCGCTGTAGCATCTCAAAACACTTATAGTAGATTGTTTAGAATGTACAACACTTCTTCACAGCAAGAAGTAGGAGATATTTCAGCACATTACGGTACCTCTTCTGGCATTAAAATCGCTCAGATTACTTCGGGTGAGGGGCAGACACTTATGGGTGTCTATACTGTTCCAGCGGGACACATAGGGCTATTGATGCATTATGAATTTGCTGGTAGTGCCAACTCTGCTATCACATCTAGATTGCAGATGCGAGAACCAAATGGTGTAT